AACATAAATTTTAAATTTGTTCTCAATGTTCACGATGAATTTCAGTGTGAAGTAGCACAGGAACAAGCAGAACAATTCGGTAGTCTTGCAGTTGAATGTATCAAACGTGCAGGGCTAGATTTTCAACTAAACTGTCCTCTGGATGGTGAATATAAGGTAGGTGACACGTGGGCACAGACACACTAATACAAGATATCTATGATTTGATAGATACCAAAGAGATACCAGAAGGTGTCAATGTTGAGAAGGTCTTAGACCAGTTTGCAGAGAATATGAAAGAAATTCTACTCAACAATATTACTGAGCATAAAAAAGACAATCGTAAATTAAGAATGTCAAATATCGGTAAAAAGGATAGACAACTATGGTATAATTATAAAGGTTACGAGGGAGAACCCCTGCTCCCTCACACTAAAATCAAATTTCTGTATGGACATTTAATTGAAGAGATGGTCCTAGCATTGGTAAAACTCTCAGGCCATACAGTCACAGACGAACAGAAACAAGTAGAAGTAGATGAGATTAGAGGCTCTATGGACTGTAAGATAGATGGTCTATTAGTAGATGTCAAATCTACATCCAGCTACGGCTTCCGTAAGTTTAAAGATGGTTCACTTATAGATGATGACCCATTTGGATACATAGACCAAATCAAAGGTTATGCTCACGCTGAAGGCGAGAGACAATTCGGTTGGTTAGCTATGGATAAGACTAACGGACATCTTACTCTACTAAAATATGATATGGATGATGAGACGTCTAGTCAATGGACTAAACTAAACTTCTTCAGTATTGAAGATAGAATCAAACATATCAAGAAGGTAGTCGAACAAGAAGAGCCACCTGAAAGATGTTACAAGCCAGAGCCTGACGGTAAAAGTGGTAATATGAAATTAGGTGTAGGATGTAGTTATTGTCAATATAAACATCACTGCTACCCAGAACTAAGAACTTTCTTGTACTCTAATGGTCCAAGATACTTAGTCGAGACTGTTTACACACCTAACGTCATAGAGGTAGATAAAGATGGCAATAAAATATCGTAGTAAACTTGAGAAAGAATGTCACGACTTACTAGGGAGACAATGGAAATATGAACCTAATAGAATTGCTTACACTGTTAGACGTAACTACACACCTGACTTTGTCTTTGGGGATTATTATATAGAAGTCAAAGGTTTCTTCAGGGCTGGAGATACTCAGAAATATAGAGCTATAGCTGAACAATTAAAGTTCGAGAATAAACATCTTATATTTCTGATGCCAGACCCAGAGAAGAGAACTAGGAAAGGTGGTAAGACTACATACAGACAATGGTGTGCTAAATACGACATAAAGATATTCAGCACTAAACAAATTAAGGAGCTAAAACAATGGACGAGAACAAAGCGATAAATCCGCAGCATTACAAACAAGGTAATATTGAAGTTATCGACTTTATCTTGGACCAGAAGTTTAGCTACTTAGAGGGAAACATTATTAAGTATGTGTCTAGATATAAGTACAAGAATGGTCTTGAGGACTTAAAGAAGGCACAGTGGTATTTGGAGAGACTAATAGATGCTAACACTTGAGGAACTTAAAGACAAGATTGAGAATCAAGGATACGACGAATGTCTTATCTGCGATATCCTAGAGATATCAGTAAGAGATTTGTTAGACAACTTTGAAGATAAATTAATTAGAAATAGAGAACAATTTGGGGAGGATATAGATGAGTATTGATTTAGTAATGCTTTTAATTGCAGCTTTATGTGCTGCAGGTGGTGCGGCTTCTTGGTGGTACGGCGAGCAGCAATACGGAAAAGGAATCTTAGATGGCATTCAGATGCATAACAGTGGTAGACTTAAATATACTACGTATGAAGAAGATGGCCAGACTATGATTAATATTAAGATAGACGAATTAGAAGATGAAGAGTAATTATTTAGGAATCACTATAGATAGGAAGAGAGACAAGAAGATGTCTGAACAAGCCAGAGAGCTTGTAACAAATTACTATCTTAGAGGTAAAGAGAAATCACCACAGGAAGCATACGCTAGAGCCTGTGTTGCTTATAGTAATAATGATTTAGAATTAGCACAGAGGTTATATGATGCTGTTAGTAATGGGTGGTTTATGTTCAGTAGTCCTATATTGTCTAACGCTCCGATGCCAGGAGAAGAAGTCAAAGGACTACCTATTTCTTGCTTTCTTAGTTATGTTCCTGACGACCTTAACGGTCTCATACAACATCAATCTGAGTTAGCTTGGTTAAGTGTTAAAGGTGGTGGTGTTGGCGGTCACTGGGGTGACGTTAGACCTGTGAGCGATAAAGCTCCTGGGCCAATACCTTTTATTAAAGTAGCAGATTCAGCAATGACTGCTTATAAACAAGGAAAGACAAGGAAAGGGAGCTATGCTGCGTACACTGATATCTCGCATCCAGACATCATTGAATTCATCAACTTACGAGTACCTACTGGAGGGGATACTAATCGCAAGTGTTTTAATATTAATAACGCTGTCAATATTACTGACGCCTTTATGGATTGTGTTGTTGATAATAAGCCTTGGAGTTTACGTGACCCTAGTAACGGTGAAGTCCGTGATACGCTACCTGCGAGAGACTTATGGCAAAGACTCTTAGAAGTACGATTCAGAACTGGCGAACCTTACCTTAATTTTATCGATGAAGCAAATAGACAATTACCAAAAGAGTTACAAGCCCACGGACTTACAATTAAGGGAAGCAATCTCTGTAATGAGATACATCTTCCCACAGATGAGAATAGGACGGCAGTATGTTGCTTATCCTCCCTCAATTTGGAACAGTTTGACCAATGGAAAGGGACAGAACTTGTATCAGACTTAATTGAGATGTTAGATAACGTCTTAACACAGTTCATAGATAATGCCCCTTCAGAACTCTGGAGAGCCAAATTATCGGCATATCAGGAGCGTAGCCTAGGGCTGGGTGCTATGGGCTTTCATTCGTACCTACAATCGAAGAATATTCCCTGGGAGTCAGCACAAGCTACAGGACAGAACATTAAGATGTTTAACTTAATTAAGGAGCAAGCAGTTGAAGCTACTGAAAGATTGGCTAAAGTACGTGGAGAATACCCAGACGGTAAAGGAAGTAACAGAAGGAATAGCCATCTACTTGCTATTGCCCCTAATGCTAACAGCTCTATTATCTGTGGGACTAGTGCTAGTATTGAGCCTATTAAGTCTAATGCTTATACCCATAGGACTAGGGTTGGGTCTCATCTAGTTAAAAACAGACATCTAGCTAGAGTTCTTAATGAACATAGATTAAGATTAGGTTTCGAGAAAGATTGGTTGAAAGAGCAATGGTCTGATATTATTCATCACGAAGGTAGTGTACAACACTTAGATTATCTTACTGATTGGGAGAAAGATGTATTTAAGACTGCATTTGAGCTGGACCAGTTGTGGGTCGTAGAACACGCTGCAACTAGACAACCGATGATATGTCAAGGACAATCAGTCAATCTATTCTTCCCTGCTGGCAGCGACAAGGCGTATGTGAATAAAGTACATCTAGCTGCTTGGGCCAAGAAACTTAAAGGTCTTTATTACTTACGTACTAACAGTGGTGCTACTGCTGAACAGATAGGTAAGAAAGTAGAGAGAATAAAATTAGAAACATTTAAAGAGGAGGCCGACGAATGTCTAAGTTGTCAGGGTTAGAGCATCCTACGAAATGTTCTATATGTGGATGTGAGTATGATGAAGAAGCTGGAGGTCTACAAGGATACTTCGGAATTCTTCCAGTCACATTATGTGAATTTTGTCTACCTTGTATGATGGATATGGCAGACCAACTTAACGGAATAGAGGAAGAAGATGAATGAAGTAGGAGTATTAGATGAAGCAAGAACATATAAACCATTTAATCATCAGTGGGCAATGGAAATCGCTGAAGAGCACGAGAAGATTCATTGGGGTATATGGGAAGTTAAACTACAAGAGGACGTTGACCAATGGAAACGAGGTGATATCAATGCTGAGGAAAAGAATCACATAACTCAAATCCTACGTCTATTTACACAGTCGGATGTGCAAGTAGCTCAGAACTATTGTGATAACTTCTTACCTAAGTTTCGTAATCACGAGATACGTAATATGATTATGTCTTTCGCTAATAGAGAAGGTACACATCAACGTGCCTACGCATTACTTAATGATACGTTAGGTTTTGATGATAGTGAGTATTCAGCATTCTTAGAATACAAACAGATGAAAGACAAGATTGAATTTATGCAAGAGAATGATGTAGTTACGTTACACGGCTTGGCTAAAGCGTTAGCTCAAACTTGTGTCAACGAAGGTATGTCTTTGTTCTCTGCATTTGCTATGCTGCTAAACTACCAACGCTTCGGTAAGATGAAGGGTATGTGTGAGGTAGTTGAGTGGTCTATACGTGATGAAAGTATGCACGTAGAAGGGATGTCTAGATTATTTAGACAATTTTGTAATGAACATCCAAGAGTGGTAACGGATGAATTGAAGAGGGAAATATATGAAATGGTTAGAACTGCTGTCTCACTGGAAGACAAGGTTATCGATTTGGCGTATAAAATGGGAAGCGTCGAGGGTCTGGAGAAAGGCGAAGTCAAAGATTATATCAGGCACTTGGCGGATAGAAGACTAATACAACTAGGACTTAAAGCTAACTATGGTGTAAAGGAGAATCCCCTACCTTGGGTAGAATGGATTATTGCAGGTGATAGCTTTAAGAATTTTTTTGAGGGCACTGTTACAGATTATAGTGCTGCTGGTATGAAAGGAGAATGGGGATGGTAGATAAAACTAAATATACTGTCAAAGATGTACAAGTTGTGAGAACACAAACAGGTAAAGGTAAAGATGCTGAAGTAGTAGAATATACTGAGGTACTTATTGTTGATGATACAGGTAAAGAAATACCTATGAGATTTGGAGGAAGATATGCGTCGTAGTTTATTAGGATTATTACTTATGTGGGGAGCAGCTAATGCTTCTCACGATTGGGGTAAACCAAGCATCTATCAATTTCCTGCACCAGAGTTAATTACTATGGATGTAGTAAAGAATGATGGAGTAGAAGGCGGTGGTACTTTTGTATGTAAAGATGTCTGGTCTTGTTATATGTATGTTATGGCAGCAGAGAAGAGAGGTGCTACTGAATACTGTAAGACAATCGACATAAGAAAGAATGGTCGTAGAGTTTGGTATAAGAGGTATCAGTAGTGGACTCGTGGCGTGAACTTCAAAAGAATTCGTATATCTCTTGGGTCCAGAAATATGAAAAAGAGAAAGAGAAACGAATCGAAGCGGAGCAGAAGTACGAAAAGCTTGTCGAAAGAATTAAAACAACTGCTCTCGAAACGTACTACCAAAAACTAGTCGGAGACGACTGGGATGAGGAGAGAATAGATATAATAGGTCAGAATGGAAACACTGGTGACCACTATCAATATGAATTGTGGAATTATGCTAGTGAGGATAGATTTAAGAAGGACGAGGATGATGACTGAGGATGACGTAATAAAGCTACTTAATGTAGGCCACTACAACTTTGTACGTATGGATGAGAAGTTTTCACGCTACGATGCTTTTGATGCTGATAACGGAATAATGTTAGAGATAAAGTGTCGTAGAAAACACTATGATGATACGATAATTGAAAAACCTAAATATGATTGGAATAAAAAATACGCCAAAGATAATGGTTTTGAGTTTATGTATGCAGTTACGATGCCTACCGAAGGTGGAGATATGTTATATTTGTTTGACCCTATAGGAATGGAAGAACACGAAGATTATGACTTTAATTGGGAGACTCGAAAACTTCCAGCTCAAACAGATTTTAATTGGAAAGAATGGGTAGATAAAGAAGTAGGTTATCTACATATAGATGATGCTATGATAACCTTAGAGAAAAAGACAAGTCACTGACTGAAACTCTGATTAGGTCTTTGAGACATCCAATCATAATAAGCTTCTTCATAACCTTGCCTATCAAATCCACCAGGATATATTGGAGATTGAAAACGTAGAATATCTGGTTTTTGGTCTTCCCACCAAGATTCATAATTTTCATATCCTGCTCTTTCCCACTCTTGTGGTTCTGAGGTAAATAAATCACCGAAGAAATCATCTACTGCTTGTCCAGCATCCCCAAACATTCCCATATTACTCTCCTGTAAACATTCCTTTGAAAGCAGAACCTAAATCTTGCATCTTACCACCTACAGGTTTACCTAAGTGCTGCATAAATTGATATTGAGGACCAGCTTGTATTTGATTCATATCTTTACCGAACTGTTGAGTAGCTTTCTTGATACCACCTATACTATCTGCTATAGAACCTAAAATATCTAATTCACCTTCAGCTCTTTTACT